TTCATCGCAACGTTGTGAACCTTTGCTGGTATTCTATGTGATTGTGTTAACGGCATCATCAAACCTTTTTGTGCTATAAAAGAATCTACATCTGCACCTGCCCATCTAAATATTGCTTGGTCATCATCACCTGCAATAAAAGAATCTGTTGTTTTATTCCAAATACTTTTAGCCATATCCCACTGCATAAGAGATAGGTCCTGTGCCTCATCTATAAATACAACGTCAAAGTTTGGTGATTTATCTGATTTTATAAAACGTAAAATCATATCGTTAAAGTCTATTAGATTGTATTCTTTTTTGTATCTTTCAATCTCGTTTGCAATGATACGTAGTTTATCTCTTTCTAAATCTTGATTATGTTCTGCTAAATCAAACTGTTGTTCAGCTGTTATGTTTCTAAGTTTTGCTAAATTAATAATACGTAAATATTCACTATCAGATGTGAAGATACCGCCGTGATCGTCTTCAAATTTTGCGTAGTTTACAGGAAAGCCTAGTTTCTTGCCAAGATCTACATAGTGTCTACGTTGCATAACATCTTCTTTTTTTATACCCAACTTTCTAAATGCTAGAGAGTGTAAAGTTCTAAAATATGGTAGGTCATCTTCTGTAAGATTAAATTTTTTTATAGCTCTGTCTCTTGCTTCGTATGCAGCTTTTTGTGTAAAAGCAAAGTATCCAACTTTATCAGGATCTGTTTGTTTTAGATAATCATCTACTTTGTTTAACAAAGTTGTAGTTTTACCTGTGCCTGGTGGTCCTAATACAATTGTTTTCATTAGTATGGTTCATCTTCTTTTAATTGTTTTTGCTTGTACTCATCTTGTTTTTTGTCAAACTCTTTTACTGTGAATACAGATATTTTTTCTTTACCTAGTCTCTTATCTTCACAACCACATTTTTCTTTTAACATCTGTCCTGTTCTTTGATAACCCACATCCCACCTACGTCTAATTAAGAACTGATGATAGAATCTATCAAATACAAAATGATGATATCCATCTGATGTCCACACACCACCTTTTTTTAAATCACTTTTATCTGTAGATACTTGTCTGTTTAAACAAAACTCCTCTAAATGATTTTGTAATTGATCTTCTGTACGCATGCCTTGTGCTGGTTCTGTCACCTCTGCATTGTTTAATAATACGTTAGTTATAGCAACCCAATCTTTTTCTTTTAATGTTGGTGGTCTGTTTCTTAATTGTTTCATGCATGCCTCTTGAAATAAACTTTGTTGTCGTAAGTATTTTACATTCTCTAAGTATAATCTTTCTCCATCTACGTTTAGGTAGTAGTAAGGGTCCTCCAGGTCTATCACCTGGAGGTCGGTTAGCCCAGGAAATAGTATCTCCTGGCCGATACCATATTTTCTAGTTCGACATAAAGTTTTATCACAAACGTTACACATTGGAGTATCTTTGCATTTATAACCCCAATCTTTTTTATCATGTTGATTAATTACTATTTGTACTTCTGAATCTGCCATAGATTTTTCCATAGCAGTTGCATTAAACATTATTACTTTTGATTTCCATTCACTAGGCCATTTTTGTTTTGCATAAGTTCCAAAGTGAAACAAAACATTATTACGACCACCCTCACTTACTTTATTCAATGATAAAGTTTCTATACAAGGTGGTGCATCGCTATATTCTGATTGTGGTCTTTCTACTTTTATTGTGTCAACATTTATTACTTTTGTATCTTCATACAAATTAAAAAAACCATCTAGTGTAGCAGCTTCTCCATTTTTATCAAAAGCATATCTTGTTGTTTGATCACCATTAAAGTATGGTAAATTTAAAAAATTTCCTGTATCATCTTGCGATT